ATTATTTAGCTCTACTGTATTGTCAGTAATATCTGTAATGCTTGTTTCACCTTTTAGGCTATAATCGGCTAAGTTCATTAGCTGCACATCCATAGCATTTTCAAAGAAAGTATAAGCATAATCGCTGTTTGTAGCACCTTGTAAAACTTCGCTAGCTGTGTATAAACCACCATAAACATCATTTACATATCCCACAACTTCTACTACATTTGTGTCTGTAGCTATTACTTTTAAAGCTGGGCTAATAGGGTTTTTAACTACATTTTCTATTATAATAAACTTAGCTTCTAAAGCATTAGCACTATAACACAAAGCAACTGTATCAATCCTACTGGGTATAAAGTAAGTGAAGTCTTTCTTGTTAACATCTTCTATTTCTGAAATTTTATATCTTTGTCCTACTTCATATGTATGAGTTGGGATAACAACTATTTTTAAATAGCCAAAAACTACGCCTCTAAGCCCTGCTACACTTCTAAGTAAAGACATAACATCTACTGTATTATCGTTAATTTGATAAGGCTCTGATATATCTATGTCAATTTCTATCTTCTCGCCAGCACTTGTATTATTGCCAACTACGCTATTAATTTCTACTTCGTAACTTTCATCAAAGTCATCCCATTTAGCATTAACTTGTGTTGTTGTAGAAGCTAACTTACTTTCATACCCTCCATTTATATCCATGTAGCTATAAATACTTGTTAAAGTAGTACTTTTATTAAACTCTGTAGTTATTGCAATAAAGTTAACTTGCTGCATACCGTCTTTGAGCTGAATATAACCATTTCTAAGCTTCATAACTTCCATTAAAATTTCGTAAGGGTTTAGCTTACTAACTTGTATATCTCTATTAGCTATTGTAATATCTGGCAAGCCTTCCCAAAAGCCGTCTTGAAACTCTACTACTCCATAAAGCATATCTGTTAATACTTCTTGCAATTGTGGTAAAACCCAACGCCCTATATTCCCACCTTCAAAGCTCATATAAGACCTATAATCCCATGCTAACTCCCTATCATATCCTTTTAAAACAGGGTCAAATGTAAATATAATGGACTTTCCAGTACTTGTTAGCTCTGCTAGTGTAACTGTCATTACTAAGTTGTCATCTTCATCATGAATCTTAGCTTCTGTGCCAACTGGAGTGAATAAACCGTTTACATAGCCAGTAATTGGAGCATATTTATTAGCATAGTGGTTAGTTCTTCTACTATAACTATTTCTGCTAAGTGTAGCATATTTAATACCGTCTACTGTAGTCTGTGCTGTTACTTCTGTATACTCAGCTTCTATTAAAACTATATCTCCTACTGTTAACGTATTACCTTCATAAATTATGCTAAGTGTAGTGTCATTATATTTACAAGCTAATTGTACTATCTTTATAGCGTCGTCCGCTGTCGCTACGTTACACCAAGAGCCTAATTTTACTGTTTCTAATTCAATATCAAAGCTTTCATAACTATATTCATTTTCTACTAGATCATAACTATCATTTTTTAACTCTGTGCTAAGTACTAAATTTTCCGGCTCTGTAGGAACTAACCACTTTATTGTATATTGCTTCATATCTACCTACCCAACAAAGCAAGCTTAGACTCATAAACGCCTAGATGCTCATAAATTTGTGTTCTAGTTTCAGACTCTGTAGGCTGTACATCATATAAAATAGTATCCAGTAAATACCAATCAGAAGCATTTTTTATAGTTACATAGCTATTTCTTGCACTCTCTACAAACCACAAGAAAGCGTTCTTGTATTCCTCATTCAATCTCATTGTAAAGCTCCAGCCAGTACGCATAAAAAACTTGCTTGAACTAGAGGCCTCCAACCCGTTGTAAGTTTCGCCTGACATAGAAGCGTCAAAAGGCTCCTTATTCCTAGCTCCGCCTGGACTATCAGGGTCGTTAGCAAATGCGCTAGGATTAGTTAAGGTAAAGTTAAAAGGCAATTTAGCTCCAAATAAATCCGCCACACATTCCCCATCTACTAAGCTATAACTAGTACCCATTGCGATAATTCCGTCTGCATCTCCACTTAAAACTACACTAACCATATCATATAAAGGGTCTAAGCTTTTAAAGTAAAAGAAGCCTTCATCATCCATCATTTGTACATCAAGGGGAACCATAACCGCATTTACGGATGCTAATATTTCTAATACTGTTCCTGCTGTAGTTATATTAACTATGCTTTGTGCTGTTCCTCCGCTATTTTCATAGTCTATAGTAAAAGTTATATTGTTATATTCTGTATTGCTTAAAAAATAAGGTACTGCCATTAGTTCCTCCCGTTTCTACTGCTATTAGACTTCTTAATTTGATTCTGCAGCCTTTCTAATTGCTCCTTAGGACTAGGATACTGATATACATTTACTACAGGCTCTGTTTGCTTAGTATTATCTATAGCATTTCTAGTATTTACCCTTTCTGTGCTTCCTTCTGCCTTAGCTGTAGAGCCTCCAGTACCACCAGAGCCACCACTTAAAAACTTAGCTCCTAAAGCTCCGCCTGCTGCCAAAGTTCCACCCGCTAACATTTCCTTAGCTCCCGTTGCTGTTTCGACTGGGCCTAGCGGATTACCTGTAGATGTATCTCCAATTCCTTTCCACCATACTTTTAAACCATGCATAAACATTTGAGTTCCTTCGCTTTGCGCAATCTGAGCTAATATAAGAGGTAAGCCTTTAGCGTTTCCATCTAGCACGGCTGTTATAGAAGCTTCAATCCCACTCATTAGTAAGTTTTCCTTCATGTCTTGGAACTTTTTAATTATTGCTAACTTCTTAGTTTCAAAACTTTCCTCTTCTTTTTTTCTTTTAGCATATTCTTTTAACATACGCTTAGTTTGTCTGTCCCAAAGTGCTTGCTCTTCTTTTGCAATTCTTTTCTTTTCTCTTAAAGCGTCCTCTTTAGCTTTCTTTTCCTTTTCTAATAAGTCTTCTTTTTTCTTATTTGCTGCGTCTAAAATATCTACTTCTTTTGCTGTGTCTTCCTTAGTTGCTTGTAAAGCTTTTATATTAGTTTCTTCTAATAAACCTAGTCTTAACTTAGCTAAAGCTTTATCAGCCTGTATCTTATCAAAGTTACTCAAATCTTGATAACCCATTAACTCTTTTTCAAACTTTATTATAGCGTCTATTTCTTTTTTTCTAAGTTGTGCTTGTATCTTTGCGGCTTTCTCTGCTGCTTTCTTCTTTTCCTTAGCTTCTGCGTTAGCTGCTCTTCTTTTTATTAAGGCTTCTTTCTTTAAGTTACGTCTTATTTTCTTATACTGTTTATCTACTACAGTACCCACCTGACCTGCTAACTTGGAATAGGACTGTAATAACTTTAATCTAGTTCTATGTTCCTTTGTCATATTAGCTAACATTTTAGCGTGTCTTTTATCAGAAGTATTATCGTGTGTTAGCTCATAGTACCATGCCCCCACTTTTTCCATGTTGCTTGCTACTGTTTCGTAATATGTTAAAGCAGCTGTAGTAGCATTATTCCAAGTTGTCTCTAACCTTTTTAATCCCTTAGTTGCCCTACTATTACTTACAATCATCTTTTCTGTTACGTCTTCTGTTGTTATACTTAATTGTCTTATTGTTTCTTCTGTTAAAGCTGTTTGCTTTTGTTGTGCTGTTAATTGTTGCACTGTTATTCCAAGTTGACTCGCGTAATCCTTATTAATTTGTGTAATATCTACCATTACGCCCAAGTTATCTAAAATAGGCTTAGATCCTCTAGCAATACCTACAATTAAATCATCAAAAGCCTGCTTAGCATCTGTACCAATTACACTAGCAACTTTGGTAGTTAAGCCCACGAGCTTTTCAAATTTGCCATTGCTTAAATCTATTCCAAAAGCTAGAGCCTTGTTAGCAGAGCCCACCATATCAAAAGAGTTAGCTAAGCCAAAACTAGCTTGCTGTGTTTTCATTAATTGGTCATAAACACCCTTATTGCTCTTTTCTAAAATAGTCATTTGGAGCTTTACTTTTTCAAGTTCTTTAGCTTTATTAGCCATTGTCTTAAAAACCTGTGCGGCTTTCTGAATATTATTACTAAAATGGTCTATTTCTTGACTCATACTTTTTGTATTTCTATTAACTGTCTTAGAAGTTGTGCTACTCCCTTTTTGAATTTCCTTCCACATTGCCGCCACGGACGCCGCGTCGCCTTCTATCCTAATCTTCCCTTTAGCTGCCATTTTTACTCCTTTCCTTTTCGATAAAGTACTCTCTTCTTATATTAAAGTAATTTAGCATTTCTGTGTATACTACCCTTTTAGATAAGCTAAAGTTACTAATATCTGGTCTACTTAGTTCTATTTTATTATACCAGTCATACAAGTATCTATACTTATTAAAATAGTAAACTGGGCATTTATCTACAGTTATGTTAGGGCTTTTTAAAGCTGGAAAGTCTATTTTATCTTCGCGTCTTTGGTCTTTTGGTAAATACCCGCATGAGTTTTCCCACTGTGCATTTTCTGCTTTACACATTGCACAAGTTCGAGGCATTAAAGCCCCCTCTATCATTGCAATTACTTTTTTTTTATCTCTGCTTTATATTGTGCAAAGGACTCAGCAACGTTAGCCGCTTCTATAGCTGCTTCATAATAACTAAGCTGTTTAAACTCTTCTAAGTTAGCTTTCAGCCACCTTACAGCATCTTCTAAATTTTGCTTTGGTACTTGTCTTAAGATATCTTTTTGTCTTATTATTCGTTTGCCTCGTTTTTCTCTACTTTCATCAAACTTTTTAAGCATCTTTAAAATTTTATCAATTCTAGTTTGATTCTTTTCTTTGTCTTCTGCTAATAAAGTATAGTATTCGCTTAGTAATTCAAGTTCTGCTAAGCCCAAAGCTTCAAATCTATCATTGCTTAATAGAGCTTTTTCTTTAGCTTCTTGAATATCGTAAGCTATGTTTTCTAGCTCGTATTCTGCATCTAAAGTTAAGTTTTTAATTGTGTAGATTATTTCGCCTTTGTCATCTTTAATTTCTAGTTTCTTGTTATAGAGTAGTTCTGCCATTTAGCCTCCAAGCTAGCCTCCGATATGTAAAGTAAAGCCCACCTGCTGGAGGCGACAAGTAGGCAATGTTAATATGTCTAATGTGGTAATGCTAGTAAAAAAACCGTTTCTTTATCAAAGTTAATATCTGCATTCATCTTAACATGGTCAAATTCGTCTGTATACCCAAAGTCTGCATTAGTAAACCTAATTACGTCTGCTATGAAAGCTAAGTTGCCTTGTGCTAAGTATAAAAAGTTATTAGAATTAACTCCATTTCTTCCTGCAAAGGTTTTCTTATTAGCTACTGTCTTAGCTACTTCTAGCTCTGCTGTTAAGCTAGCCATGTTATAATAATCAATTATGCCATTAATCCCGCAAACTGCTTCTTCTGCTTTTAAAGTATGTGCAATTTTGAGGTCAAATCCATAAGGACAAACCGCTTTTGCTGCTGCTGTTACAGTGTCATATACCCACTTTTGAGCAAAGTTAAGATAAATACTTTCATGATTACCCTCATACGCAATAGTTCCACTTGGTTTTACATAATCAGTTCCGCTTGCATCTTCGCTTGCTATGCTTGCTGCCTTAATTTCAAACTTTAATTCTTGCTTTCCTTTTCTAGCAGAGTCATAGCTAATAGCTACTTTAGCTCCTCTAAGTACTTCTACAGAGTTATCTGAATATTCACATACAAAGATAAAATTAGAGTCTACAACTTTAGCAGGGTTTATAACTGGCACTTGTATAACTTGATCTACTCCAGTCTCAATCATGATTTGCTCTTCTGCTGTTAAGTCATACTTTAGTGTGATAACTGTAGTAGCGATATTAGTAATCTTGTTAATAGAGCTATAATAATTAGAGCCAGGAACACCAAAACATATATAATCCCCTTCTGCAAGGTCTGCTGCATCGTCTAAAGTTACTGTATTAGCTGTCAAGCTTTGTACAATCCCACCAGGGGCATTGTAAGCTTGTACTATTTGCCCTAGTCCTGCTTTAGTAAGCTCTGCTAGCTCGTTGTAAGCCGAAGCTGTTAAGGGCTTAGTAAAAGTAACCTTGCCGTGCGTATATGTTTCTGTAGTTATGTTATCTAATTCTCTATCTGCATCTAAGTATTTAGATTCCATCTTTTCAGTTACTCTGTTAATAACAAAGTCCGCCACTTTAATTTCGAAAAAGCCTGATGCCGCTGCATTGTACTCTTCGCCAAATGTAGTTGCTTTGAAGCCATAGAAATTTTTTAAATTCTTTTTAGTTCCTGCCATGTTTACTCCTTATATTTCTAAACATCTAAACGATGTAATTCTTAGTTCACCTTGTTTATTATTAGTACTAAAGCTCTTATTGATTAAGTTTAAGCCTTTTAGCTGCAAAGCTTTTCTAAAAGCATCGTCTATAACATTATTAAACTCTGCTCTTGTATAAATATTTACTATTACTACTAGCTCAGAAGGTATATAATTAAAATTTTGTTGCCCTTCATCTTCGTCTCTTATGTAATATGTATTCTCTGTTGTTGTATCTTCTTCTGTAATTGCTAAATTAGTTAAATCGTCAAAAACTTCCTCTATTTTGTCTATATCTGTGCTCATTTAGCCCCCTAATAGCAACTATTGTTAGGTATTCCAAAGCCTTTTCCATTGCTATAAGCATCTACGCACCCGCTGCTTTCTCCTTTATAACTAGCTCTGTTACTCCAACTAAAATCTACAGCAGAAGGCATAGTATCAGGGTCTGTAGCATCACCATTTGGTGTGTTGTCGTCTATTGTATTTAATATGTTTACTGTGTTATTTACTAGCTTATCATATTGGTCAGTTAAAGGTTGATTATTACTATCTCTATCTGTTTCGCCCAGCTCTAATATACTTAATATTTTACGCTTCATAAGCTCTGTTAATTGTCCTAAATCTAGTGTTTTATAAAAATGTGGGTTTAATGCAAAGTCACCGATTAGAGCTTCTTTAGCATCATCATTAAGTAAATCAATATTTTTATTATCATCTAAGTTAGGGTATCTATTTTGTATAAATGCTTTGTTAATATAGCAATTACTGAAAGTATTAGCAACTATAATCACATCGTTAGCATCTGTAGTATATTGTCCTTCTGTTAATTCTGCTCCGAATGTAACTACATATTTCTTTGTTTTTACTGTTACTTCTGCTCCTACTGTTTCGCTTAGCTTAGTTAAAAGCTTAATAACATCTGTTCCAGCTCCAATTACTATAAAGTCTTGCTCTATGCCATCTGTGCCAACTATGCCAACAACATCACCTTTGCTTATATTAAGCCCAGTGACTCCGCTAACTATGTATTTACTGTCTACTGTAGCTGTAGAGCTAGAAGGTGATGTATATGTGTAATCTGTTACTTCTTTACCGTCTATATCTAATATTACATCGTTAAAATAGTCTGTTTCAAAGCTTCCCAGCTCCTTAATTATTTTCATAGCCACCCCTTTAATTGAAAGTAGTTGTTAATATATCTGTTTAATGCTTCTTCTGTTTGCTTAGCCCATGCTAAAAATTCCCTATCTTCTGATACATGCTCAGCTTTCTTATTATTTTCAGCTCCAGTAATAAACACCTCAAACATGATTTGCGTATTCCTTGCTGTTATGCTTAGCTTCATATTAGATGTAAACTCTAAGTTAACCTTAGTTGTTAAGCCTTCCTTAGCCCTTTTATTAACATACTTAGCTGAGTAAGGCTTGTAACGCATGCCATGCACATCTATTCCCTTAGTCATAAGTTGTTTTACATAGCGTTGTAATAGCTTAGAAACATAGTTCCACATATCCCCGCTTTGCATATCTTCCAGCTTATTATATAAGTCAATAAATTCTACGTTTGCTTTCATGCTCATTTCAAGTCCTTTTTATTCACTGGTACTAGCTCTAAGCTATGTCTACATTTAAAATGCCCACCTTTAATAAAGATATCAGACTTTATAGCCAGCCACTCAGCCATTGTTTTAATTTTGCCCACATACATACTACAAAAGTCGCTAGTTTTGCTGTCTGAGGGTCCCATATATTCATACTTTATAACATATTTGCTTAAGTCTTTTTCAATTTTATTATAAGCATCCTTTGTTATATTTCTAGTAGTCGTTACAAGAGCCTCGGACATTAGTAGCTTTGTTTGAGCTAAGCTTTTACCTATCGCTTTACTAACATTTGTATATGCTGTTTTGCTATCTTCATATAAGTAAAGCCCCATATTTTGGTTAATAGCTTCTCTTGTAGCATCATCTATGTTATCTATGTAAATGTTGTTAATCGTTTTAAAGTCTGCATAGTAAGCAATTCTACTAACAGAAACACCGCTAGCTTTGCTAATTGCTGCTAATTCTTGCTCCATAAACTTAATACTTTGCTTATTAATGCTTGCCAAGAATAAGTCCTTAGCGTCTGTAAATACATCACTTTTTTTTAGTAGCTCTGCTAACTTTTTATGTGGTTTTTTATACTTTCTGGATTGCTTAAATAGCTTTGTGTACTCTTTTTGATATGTTTTATTTAGCTTAGAAAATAGGGAGTCTATAGCGTTGTCAATCTTATCTACTGTAGTCATATTCCCCCAAGAATGCAACAAAAGGGGCTAAGCCCCCTTGTTACTAAGCTACTACGTTCTTCACGATTCCGATAGGAGAGTCAACAACCATAATACTTCTGTGGAAAGCAACGATTTCAACACCATAAGCGTTTTCTTCTTGTTCTCCACCACTACCAACGATATGTAATTCTACCTTGATTCCGTCCATCACACCAGGACCACCAAAATTAAGTCTTCTGATACTATGATCAAAACCAAGTAAAATCCAGTCAGCTGCATTGTCTGTATCTAAATAAACACCTACATACTTAGAACCACCGTTCATAGCATCTGCCATACTTCTTGAATTTACATCTACAGAGCCAGAAGGATTAACTTGATCCATCATTAATGACAATCTAGTTGCATGTAATCCAGCCACAAAATCGCCTCTCTCAAAGTCGTCATTTTCAATGTTCTTTTGACTAGAAGCTAAGATATCAAGAGCTTCATTGAAACCTGCTCTGTCTAAAGTAGTTAAAGCTAAAGAGTTAGTGTAAGTGTAAAAATCTGGTCTAGCTGCTGCTGTAGCAACACAAGCCTTGCCATCAATCGTTTTTTGCCATGCTAAAGTTGGAGCTTCTAAAGTACTAAGTAAATGTACTACTTGCGCTCTTCTAGAACTCTTAACTTTTCTAAGTAACTTCTTCTTTTCAGCATCTAAGCCATTAATAACGTTGTTAACTGCTGCCATGTCTACTTCTGTACTAATGCTAGCGCCTAAAGTAGAGTTGTTAATACCATACTGATATAGTTTTTCATGGGGAATAGAAACTCTGATTCTTTCTTCTCTAGGAAAATCCCAAGATTCGATAGTGTAAGTTCTATCTTGCAGCTTTGCTAAATCAGCATCACTTGTCACAGTTCCGTCTGCTGCTACTGTAGATAGTACGTTTCCGTCTAGTCCTAAAATTCTTTTATGTGTTTCAACTGTAGTCACAAACTGCTTGCCCTCTGATAACAGAGTAACTGCGTCTGGATTAGCTGACACCATGCCCTCTTGAATTTCTACTGTAAACACACCTTCAATAATTTCTTTTGCTGTCATTGCCATAATTAACTCCTTTATAATTTGTAATAATATAGCTCAATTCCGTCTCTGCTATATATTAGCTACTAGTATTTTCTTTGTTAATTTTTGCTTTATGTGACTTATTTGTGAACTCAGCTAGCAGGGCTTGACTTATCTAAAATGAAATGCTAAACTCTATTATAACTTTGCTAAAGGAGGCAAAATGAGAGACTCAATTAAATCAGTTAATATTAAAGATACTACTTTTACCTTTCACACAGAAGGAGGATACTTAGTAGCATACGACAATACTAAGAAAAGGAAAATTAATATAGTGAGAGGTGATAAATATATCTTCTTTGGACTTTTACTTTTAGGATTTAGGGAAGAGTTAACTAAACAAGCTTTGCACTTAGAAAAGGAAGGCTTTTTAATTAAGCCAAAATCCGAATATCTCAAAGATATTAATAATAGGATGGTTAGGTATTTTTAGGGATTGCTTACTTAGTTCTTGCTTCTTCTAGTCTTGCTAATAGTTCTTCTTTAGTTCCGCTTACCTTTAAACCGAAAAATCTACACTCTTCTTTAAGCTGGTCAACAAAGTATTTTTCATATTCCTTAGCTTCTAAGATTTTACGTTCCCAAACCTCAAAAGTTCTATTATATGGGTCTATCTTAAGTTCTATGTTAAGTTCTTTCTTTAATATTACAGCTATCTCATACACGCTTAACGCTGTTAGCTTTTCTTTAGTTAAGCCTTTATCGAAAGCTAAGGTTTTAAACTGCTCTTTAAACTTGTCAAATATTTCTAGTTGCATAGCTTTAAAAGCCTCAGCATTCCTAAAATATGGATCTGTTACATGAATAGCAATAAACCAATGCTCTATCATCCTTGCAGCTTCAATTACATGGTGTCCAAATATTTCTATAAACTCTTCTTCTTCTGTTATTCTGATCCATTCGGGCTTTAAATACTTTTTAGGTATGTTTCTATCTGGCTTATTATGCTCTTTTACTTGCAATCTAACTCTAGTAGCATTTACTCTTACAACTTCGTTTATCTTAGCCATTATTTACCCTCCTTTGCTTTCTTAGCTTCTGCTCTAAGCTTCAATACACCTTCTAAGCTAGGGTCTTTGCCAGTTGGGCTATAAGGTTGAAATAAACTACTTGCATTTGGGTTTGGTGTGTCCTGATTTACTTTCTGCTGCTTTGTTAACGTATTGTAAAGCGTAGTTAACGTAGTTTTATCGAAACCTTCAGGCTTAAAATCCTTGTCAATCTCTTTAATCTTAGAAACTAAGCTTTCTACTTCCTTAGCCGCCTGAGCTGACTCAATGCCTGCTTTTACCTGCTCTGCTACTGTGTTAGCCATTTGCTGCGCTAGCTCTGCTTTAAAAGCCTCAGCATCGAAAGGATTTTCCTTTGCTGGCTTCTTTTCTTTTAGCTTTGCTTGCAATGCTTGAATTGTAGTTTCGTGGTTTTTGAGCTTTGCTTCAAGTTCTGTTTCGTCTCTCTCTTCAAGCTCTTTTTTCTTAGCTTCTAGGGCGTCTTTCTCTGCTTGCAATGCTGCTTTCTCTGCTTCGATTGCTTCTTGTGCTGCTTTTAATTCTGCTTCTGTCATTTTACCTCCAAGTTAATAACTAGTTGCCTCGCTTACTATTAGCTAATTTAGCAGGATTTGTTAAGGGGCTAAATGTGAAAAGTTTGTGAAGTGTTAGCATTGAGCTTGACTTATTCAGTTTAATATGCAATACTTAGTTATTGAAGCAAGGGAATGTTCCTAAGCTTAGCTAAGAAGGAGACAACATGATGAACTTAACTAACCAAATCAGTCAAGCAAGAGAAGATGAAATCAGAGCAACATATGTAGCATCTACAGAAGCTAATATTTATACAAAAGGGTCTTTAGGAATGTGGTTAACTAATAAAGCTGATAATGAAAAAACATATTGTAACTGTGCAAGCGCTCCAATGTTAAAAGAAGTAAAAAAAGCTCTTAATATATCTCTAATAGGCGGTGCTGAGATTAACCATCTATATAGAATTAAGACCTCCCCAGAAGGATGTTTCTTTAGAACATTAAGAGATGCTAGCACTGGTAATCTATTTTTATTTAAATTTAACTTTAGTAGTTATGATTATTTAGTATTAAAGGATACACCTTGGAATAGATTTCAAATAGCTGAGATTACAGCAACTGACGTAACACTTAAAAAACAAAATAAGGAATGGGAATACTTAAATAACACAGCATCTTTAAATAAATAGTTAATTGTAGGGCTTAGGCCCTGCCAGCTTAGGAGGCCAAATGAACATATATGAGCAATTAAAACAAACAGTAAAAGAAGTCAGGAAAGAGCCAGCACTTAGTACATCTAAGAAAAGATTTAATAACTTAGTATATAGCCGTTTTCTTAGCTATGCTAAACGAAATGATTTAATAAGTATGAACGCTCCTTTCTCTGATATAGAGCTTTATAACACTGTACACGACTATATAAGCTGGGGTAATTTATTATTAACTGGTAAAGATGAATATTTTTGTCCACAATATAAGCTATTATTTAGCTATGTAGGAAGTGAAATACTAGTAAGTGATGCTAATATAGAAGAAATAATAGCTTATAAAAAGTCTGTAATTAGTCGAGAAGAAGAAAAACTAGCAGCTAAGCGAGCTGAGTTAAATGAAATCTTAGCTACTCTGTAACTTCGTCAACTTCGCTACCCTCGCCCTCTAAGCCATCATCATCAATACCCAAGTCTTCTGGAGTTAAGCCGTAAAGCTTAATCTCTGTAGCTGCTTTTTCATAGCTAACATTGAATACATTAGCATAAAGTTGCTGAAAGTTAATTAAGCCTATCTTGTACAAGTTTTCATTGTAAGTTAACTTTTCTTGCTCTGTTTCGTTCACTTTTAAGTCTGGAAAGCTTATACTATCATAGCCCACATCGATATTAAAGCCTTCTTTTAGCCTATCCCAAAGTTCTTGCTCATGTTGCTCAAATATCATAGTATGATTCTTTCTAGCTTTGTTGATATAGTTAAGCTTTACCATCTTAGCTGCTGCACTTTCGCTTCCTGATTCCTCGCTAGGTATAACGGCAGTAATATCTGCTCCTTGCTGCACTGCAATTTGCTTTAATATCTCTGTGTACATGTCAAAAAGGTCTAAAAGTACCTTAACATCGCCAGGAATTATCATGTCCAGCTTATTACCTTTGCCAACTTGTACAACTTGGTTGACAGAGCCTAGGTTAGCTAGCATAGCCTTAGTTTTCTCTGGGTCTGTGCTACTTTCTAATACCATCTGCGAAATAAGCTTAATAGAGCCAGCATATATGCCCCAGCTAATGTCAGATATGAAAGCTTCTTGTAATATAACTAAGCTAGAAAGGTAAGCTTTCTTGTTGTTAAACGTCGTAATCTCGACGATAGGGCTTTTAGTAATGCCGTTCATTTCGCGTTCACGCTTAACTACTACAATATTGCTGTTTTCCTCGCTCTTATATTGCTCTAGTGGCTCTTTTTCTAAGTCATAATCATTAACTGCTTTGTCTATTGCTAAAGCTATGTCATATATGTCTAAAGTGTTCTCTTGCTCTATGTAAAGCACTGTGTTATTATCATCTTTGCTCATAAAACTATACTGGCCTTGCACAAAATATCTTGTTGGATCTAGAGCAGTAAATTTTACCTTGTTGTCCTTGTCTGTGCTTAGATAAGTAGCAGCTCTTTTATGTAGTTGGTAAAATCTTTCTAAGTATACCTCATTAACCTTTAAGCTCTTATTATCTAGCTGTGAATCATTCTTTAAAACTCTTGTAAAGTCTTCGCTATATAGGCTAGATATGCTGTTTATCATGCTTTCAATAAAAGTTAAAGGCTGCACTTTAATTCTGCTTAGAAAGTCTTTGTGTTTATTGTTCAATATGCTTTGCATACTTTGTATATATTCAGAGTCGGCAAAGTAAGCGCTATTATTAGCTGCTAGGCTAGTAAAGTTAGGGATATTATTAAAATGTAGCATTGTTATTTCCTCGTTTTATAGTTCATTAGTTATTATAATAGCGGGCTTTGTTAGTTAAGTAATGCTTAGAAGTAAAACTAATGTGTTCAATTTGTGAATAAAGCCTTTAATTGTGAAAAGTTTGTGAAGTGTTAGCATTGAGCTTGACTTTGTAAATTAAATATATTATAGTTAGTTATTGAAGCAAGGGAATGGTCCTAAGCTAGAGAAAGGAGACATCATGAGTAACTTAACTGATAACCAATTCAACCTACTTATCAACTTTCTAGTAGCAAAATATAATATAAAAGATTTATCAGCTCAATTAGGTCTAGTTGAAGCTGTAGAAATTGCTTTAAACTTTGGGAAAGAAATGATTCAAAATCTAAGCAATGATAAGATAAACATGATTGCAGTTTTAACACTTAAAGAAACAGAAGAAAAAGTTGATAGTAAAAAATTTATTGACAGTATCAAAGAAACTTTAACAGCAATCAGGGATAACTATTCTAACTTTTTAGAATCTGTTGTTTTAGCTAAATCTTAAATTAATTAATGCAGGGCTTAGGCCCTGCCAGCTTAGGAGGCTCTGCTAAACCTTATGCATAGCTAACTTAGTCCCGCTTAGAAAATATCCCTTAATTCCATAACTAACAGCATCACCTACGTGTGAATCCTGCTTATTTACTAAGCCATCATCTTTATATCGGTATATCTGCATCATGTCGCAAAGTACTTCGCAATCTTTGTTACAGTAAAGCTGACCTAGCTCTATTCTGTCAAATATGTCTCTATGTACTGTCATAATATCTCTGTTGTCTACTTCATTAACATTAAAGCCTTGTTCAGCGAGTAGGTATGCTGTGCTATGGTTAACATAGGTGTGGTTTTGCGTGATAGCCCTATCAGCATGTATCCAGTCTGAGTACATATCAAAGCCATGTTTTAAAGCCCATTTCTTAGTATCTTCTGGCCTTGATGTATTGTCAATAAAGAATGTGTCTTCTATGAAGATTAGGCTTGTAGCTTTGTGTATCTTAATTAAGCTATAGTTTTGGCTCATTCTATGCCCACCATTATCACTTGCTATAATAGTATCCCAGCCATTTTCTTTAGTCATTTCGCCAAATCTGTTAATGGCTTCTTGCTTAGTTATAAAGTGTTTCTTTTCGTCCAGGTTAGGCCATACACGGCCTTTTATACTTGCAGCAGGGTTTATATCGTACTCTCTAGCTACTTTAACTGGGTCATTAAGCTTACCTGTTTCTCTGTCATACCAGCTTTGGTTGCAGGTAGGATTATCTTTCCAATGCAGCCTGATGAATGTCCATACCTTAGTATTGTGAGTCTTCTTAACTTTAAAAAAGCTGTAAGCAATGCTTCGATATGTACTAAATAAAATCATACGGCCCGTTGATGCAGAAACAGCAGAGAATAACTCACCTTCTATATTTTCATGCTCAGCTGACCAAGGGTCAATTTCATCGCCGTAGAACTCATGACTAGCTTGCCCCGTTCCCGTTCCTTTACCAAATACGCTGCCATCTAGTCTATTAGTCCCATATATGAATAATATAGGGTTGTGGCCTCGGTAAATAGCTGTCTGATTTAGCTTACGCTCGCTTGTGTTATGTAATGCGTCGTTTTCCCAGTCGTCAGGCACAAAGATAGAGTTGTTAAAATGGAAGTCTATTCTAGTAAATGTGGAGTTATTCTTAGTATCACCTTTTAGATCAATATCTTTGCTAGATTTGTTACTAGCTAGCATTACCATATTCTTTTTATGTCTTAGGTTACGTCGTTGTTGAAAGCTAACATATGTAGAAGCCCCAGCACGCCTTGATTTTTCTACATGAACTGACTTCTTGCCATATTCGAGCTCGTGTATGAACTCTAACTGATTTGAGTAAGGCATTAACGGTAAAAGCTGCTCTCCTCCAACGTCCATGTTACGGTTTGAGTCTGTAGTGTAGCCATCTATAAGCAAATCAAACATATAGTTCTTAGCTGCAAAGTCTTCTACTTCCAAGTAAAGCTCATGGTCCGCTAAGATAACTTCTAGGATGTCGAATCTGTAAGCAATAAAGTTTTTAAGGTAGGCTATATAAGTTTCGTTTAGCTCTTCTACTGTGTAAACATCTTTGTTATCTTGTAATCTATCCAGCCAGGGCAAAAAGGACATTAGGTCTTGAAATACAGCCCAAACAGTGTCTTTATGCTCTGACTCTCTAGGCCTAATGGAGTTCCACTGCCAGTCATGATGATTTGCTGGTCTATTTTCTAGCATTGTGCTTTTCTCTTATAAGTTTAAGTTTATTTTGTGTTTGCTTTGGGCTTAGTCGCTCTGTTAGCACATCTTGAATAGCTTCTAGTGTCTTAAGCTCTTTAGTACTCCAATTTTGGGAGTCTTTGTTAGTTAAGTAAAAGATAAGCAGCTTATCAGATCCAGGATACCACTTTTTATTCTTTTCTTTTTTGATAACTACAAATTTACCTGTTTCTTTGTCTAGTACTTCTGTTGTTTTAACTTCTGTTTTGTAATACCCAGCAGCTCTTTTTATTAAGTCACTTATCATTTTTGTTATTGTTTTGGCGTGGCCATCAGCTATAGCTTTGCTTATTTGTGCATTCTCTCTTTTGTACTTAGTAAAAGAGTCCGCATGGATGCCAAAACTAAGCCCTACTGCACGTTCTGTGTATCCTTGGGATATAAGGCTTGTAATCTTTTCCAGTGCTTCTGGAGTTAATAGTAATCCGATTTTTGAAACGTTAGCCATGCTGTGTAATTCCTCCTCCAAGAAATAGGTAAAAGCTTTGTTTGGCACATAAACCACTTTTAGGGCTTAGAGGTGAAAAGCTTTGTTACTAATTATTACTAAAGTAGCAAGGCTTTGTTAAGAGCTAATAATAAAACTATAAAACAAAAATGAGTTACAATGACCGTGTTTTAGGCCTAAATAATTATTTTCTAATATATACTGAACAAATGTACAAACTGACTTTTTAGCATAGTTACTATATACTATATTATTAATATGTTCATTTGTTCAGTAAATATATAATAAAAAGTAAAAGGGGCTAAAAGTGGGTCATTGAAGATGAAAAAATCCGCTAAGTCATTGTAATTCCTCAACTCAGCCAAAAACAGCTAATTTTAGCTTAAGTGAACAAATACGGACAAATGGGCAATAATTGCACCTTCGTGAACAAACTGACTTTGCCTATTTTGGGGGCATTCCAGTTTGTTCACTAGCTGCACAAATTAACTAATAATTGCACTTACAAGGCCAGTGTGTACATATTAAATAGTAATTATGTCTATTGCTAAAAACTTATAATTATGCTATAATATAACAAGATTAAAGGAGGAATATTGACGAGAATACATTTTAATAAAAATCAACAAGAGATATCTAAATTCCGTATAGGCGAGGTTCATGGAGAACTTACAATTATTGGTTATGTGCCTATGTTAGCTAGGACACATTCTAAACGTAATGTTTATGCTATGTGTAGTTGTGGATACATCACTACTTATCGAGCAGGTATGATGCCTAATAAATGTAAAAATCACAATCTAATTTCTTCAGTAGGTCAAAAATATGGGGAACTCCTAATATTGGAAGCTTACTATAAGAGTCCCTCAATAAAGCTAAGAAGAAGGGTTTGTGTCTTAGCTAAGTGCTCTTGTGGTACTATAGGTGAGTTTTACTTAGATAAATTAAAACAAGGAAATACCAAATCATGCGGATGTCACTCATTTAAAGATGGGGATTATATACGCCCAGAGATAGCTTTCTTAAATGAGCTAGAGCCTTTACTACTTACCAGGGGACTAACAATAGAAAGACAGTATTTTATTAATGGTTATAGAATTGATGCTTACTGTCCAGAGCTAAACCTTGCTATAGAATATGACGAAGCTCACCATCGAACAACTAAAGGAAAAGAGTACGATATTAAAAGACAAGCTGACATAGAGGATATACTACATTGTACCTTTATTAGAGTATCGGATAACAAAACACACCAAGAGAATATAAACATTATTTTTGACTTTTTATCTAAATAGGCCCTTTGACCTATATACAAACACCACAAACAATGTTATATTATAGATGTTGGGTAGCTCAGTTGGTTAGAGTGCTTGCCAGCCCATAGAGGGAGCAAGAAGCCCTAGGTTCAAATCCTAGCCCAACAACCTAGTAAAATGTGTGGCCTAGTTACTCTTTAGCTGTGGTGGCTTTAGTTATAACTAGGCTCTTTCGCGAGGACTTCGGAGATGTCGGGGCTTGGACCCTTGGCTTTGTAGGTTCGATTCCTACCCTCGCGACTAGCCCTTTCTTTGACAGTAGATGATAGGTTAAATAAACTGTTAGTCATAGCATCCTAGGACTTTAACTAAGGGTGGTTTGGGAAGCTACTACTAATGGCAAGTGGGCATGAAAGTGTCAAAGAGGGTTCGATTCCCTCACTCCCCTACTTTGTGACTTTAGCTTAAAGGTAGAGCGGGCCTGGAAAGAATGGTCTGTACTCTGGTTCAATTCCAGAAGGTCACAACAACGCTATTTAGCCAACGCTATTTAGCCAACGCTATTTAGCCAACGCCGTTTAGCTAAGAGCTACTTAGCAAGGAAATATATCACCTTGGGCAAATCATATGTAGAGTGAACACCAAAAGCGGGGCTTGGCTGTGTATCAAGCCTCCACCTTTACAACCATCTGAGGAACAATAATGAAATATCTAACTAAAATACTACTTAAAAGCGTGCATTCTGAAAGTAAGCTATGCGCCTATTTGGCTACTGAGGAAATAGAATCTTTTACTAATAGCAATGATAATAATGTTATATTTACTATAGAAGTAGTTGAAAAAGCCCTTTTTTGGGACGATACTCAGAGTGATAACAAGCTTGCTTTGTTATGGATAGAGCATATCCGAAATAGGGAATACTTAGATAACTTCTTTTCGAAGTAAATCACAAACTTTTCACAAATAAATCACATTTAGCCCTTGACAAAGCTAAAAAAGTAAAGTATAGTGTAAATGTCCTGACGGATATGAGGAAGCAAAACATACCGATGCTAAGGGAGTAGTTAGACATTAGAACTTAGCTAATTAACGGGGGCGTAAGCCTAAATAACATAAGAGCTGGGTAACTCTATAATCTGCCCTCCAACGATGCACAGTCATTTTTAGATCTCCTGGGCTGTGCATTTTCTTTAACTAAGGAGATTAACACATAGGAGATAATATGGACATAGGAAAACTGAGAATGCTTCAAGCTTATGCTAAGACAGCCAGCAAAGCTGTCGGTAACTTTGTGGGATTTAACGCAGAGCAAGAAGAAAACGAAACAACTAAGTTAGTAGCTGACATCTTAATCGATGTAGAAAGGCAACTTAAAGCAATACAAGATATTTTACAGGAGGCAAAATGAAGAAAGCTTCTAAGAAGAAAATAACAAATACTAACCCATTACAAGGAGATAAAATGGCTAAATTAACAATTAACAGCGAAACAAACGAAGTAAACGACATTAATCAAGAAATCATGGTAACAGCATTAAAAGTGTTGGCATTGTATGATAACAATGAGAAAGTATGCTACTTTAGTAAATGGAAACCTTTCTTTAATAACCTATTCCCTACCGAGAAAATGAAAACAAAAAACGGTTACTGGATTATGGCTTTATCTGCACCTACTAGCTATGCTTTAGATCAGGATGGCAACCAATATATCAAAAATGAGGGTGCTTTAGCTTTCCTAGTTAGGCAAGGCTTTATAGAAGAGCATGAAAAGGCTTTCAAATCTGGCTTTACTGGAAAGCTTTATAATATCAAAGCAGGAAAGCGAGATAAAGTAGACGAAATACTAAACAACTTCGTAAGAGACTTTGACGCTCAGCTATTCGAAGAGATACAAGCCGAGTATGACAAGATGGAAAATAGCCAAGATACCAACAATTTCAAATCCAGCACCGCTAGCTTTGCTAGCATGGGATTTACTAGCTAATCTACGCCCCGCAAGGGGCTTTCTTCAAGGAGGAAACATGGCTGTTTATTCTAAGGTAAGCTGTTGTAGCAAATATGAAAGCAAGACTTATTTAATAGTAAGTCACACTGCTACTAATTTTAGGCCATATCAATGGTTTGTATGCTATGTGGAATTGCAGCAAATATTAAGTGAAGAGTATTTACAAAAACTAATTCCAGAGCTAAAAAACTTTGAATATGTTTTGGTAAATAAACTAGACTTTGAAAACAACGGATTAACTAAAGACTTACCAATAAAAAATGGTATTTATCTACAATTTATACCAACTAATGAGTATGAACAGCTAAAGGGTGCTACTGAGATAATAAAGAAAATAATTAATAAATTAAGCAAGGAGGAATAATGGACATAGTAATTATAATTTTACTTATAATCAACCTAAGCTGGACTTCCCAGCTACTTAAAAGCGAAAAGCAGAAAGCAAAGGGGGCAAAATGATAATGAATAAAGTAGAGCAAGCAGCAGTAGAAACAATATTAGAGTATATGGCAAATAATAAAGCCCCTAAGTTAAGTATAGATGTAGACATTGACGGCGAAATAGTTAACCTTAAAATAGTAGCAAGCCCTAAAGTAGCTGAGGAGTAAACATGGCTTATACCAGAAAAAGTTGCTTTGTCAAGGTAGAAACTAGCGGAGTTAGCAGAGAACATGGCAAAGAAATACAACTAGGCCTAACAAGCCAAATAGAAGCAGCAAAGCTAAGCCCAGACGGGCTAAGTAGTAGTGCAATAAGCATCGAAGTTGACTTTTTACTAACCACAATTCACCAACACATTATAATCAACCCAGACAAGACACAAGTACACATAACAAACGAACCAGCAAAGCACAGAGAAACAGAAGTGGACAAACCAAAAAAGAAAAGCTTATTTAGCAAAAAATAGGAGGAACTATGAGCAATTTTAAGTGGATAGCAAGGGATAAAGACGGGGATTTATGGAAGTTTACACACAAGCCTATTAAAGGCGAAGGCGGGCAATTATTTATAAAAGACCCCAAGGTTGCAGACTATTTTGGGAACCTTGAAGAATTAAACAAAGAACTGTACCCAGAGGTGACTTTCGAAAACAGCCCTCAGCCCTACCCAGTAGTAGCTAAGGAAGAAGAAAAGCTAATCTGGGTAAATCCAGAGCCAGCAAAGCCAAAGAAGACAAGAAAGCTTATAGCAGGTGATATAGTTTATCACAAAGCCACACCTAATCGTAAAATGGTAGTCTTAGGAATTAAAAAAGCTATCAAAGGTAAATACTACAAAGCTGCTAATTTAGAATACTACGACATTATGCTAAGAAATTATGTGCAAATTCAAACTAGTTACATAGCTTTAGCTTTATGGGAGGACAAAGACAATGAGTAGAGAAAAAGTGTATACAACTAGCTCCATTAAGGCTATGCTTAGCTGTGCTGGCTTTAAAAACAACCCTAGAGGCTCTCTTGCAATGACACGAGGAAATATGTTGCATAGTATGTTTGAGCTAGGCGTAGAAAACTATGATAAAAAAGGCTCTGAATATAGGGGAGAGTATAGGCCTTATAGCTTTTTAGATAAGATAGACTTAGAAGAGCTTGAAGACATGGCTACACAGTATATGCGCGACCACCCAGAATATTTTACTAAAGACTGGGAACGTGAGCAAGAGATTAATTGTACTATGCCTTGTGGCTACAAAATAAGCGGAATTGTAGACGCTATGAGCATAAAAAGCACTTCTGCTATCTTAGTAGATTATAAAAGCGGAGTTAGCAGAGCTAATCCTAGCAGTATTTTAGATATGCTACAAGCTATAATGTATGCTTATATAATCTTTAAAACAAAGCCCTCTATAACAGATGTCCGCTTTACTTTTCTATATATAGAAGGCGTAGACGACTACATTACAAGGGATTTTAACATTAATGATCTAAACAAGATGGAGCAGCTAATAGAAAAGCTTATCTTTGCTACACAGTACACAGGGCTTAGAGTTAATTCTAAGTGTAAATACTGTAACAATAAAGGAACTTGTGTACTTCTAGCTAAAGAAGCAGAAAGCCTAGACAGCTTTGGAATTAAGAAAGTAAAAGCTATTAAAGCAGCGTGCAAAGCTAAAGAAGAGGAGTACAAAGAAGAAAAGCTTAGCGAAGCAAAGAAAAGCGAAGACTACCAGGGCTTTACTAAAGTTATGCTCTACTCTGTAGACAAAGACAAATTAAGTGAAGCACAGTTACTGGATTTGCTAAAAGATGAAGTTAAACTAACAAAGAAGAAGGCTCTATACTTAGAAGAGCAAGGAATTAAAGTTAATAAAAAAGCTAGTTACAGAATGAAGAACTAGCAGAGGAGGCAAAGTGAAAGTAAGCTACAGCTTAAACAAGGAGGACTTGCTAGAAATACTCAGAATGCATTTTAAGGAAAAGAAGCAATTAATCATCGAAGATATAGAAATTGAACTAAAAACTAACTATTATAGAAACGAAGACCAAGGCAAAGAATTTGACTGTATTAACTTAACTATAAAGGAGACAAATTGAATAGAAGAAAAAAGCAAGAATTAAGAGAACGTTTACAAAGAACAGAAGGCCGAAACAGCTTTGCTGAGTTACTAGGCTTAATGTTTATAGGACTTAAGTTAGCTGGCTTAATAACATGGTCATGGTGGCTTGTTTTACTACCTTTAATAGTAGGCTGGTTAGGTAGAAGTATTGCACAAACAATAGCAGAAGAGGAGGAATAATGTTTTTATTATTAAGCATGATTTTATTAGTAATTAAGTTGGCCACAGCAGCAACATTCAGCTGGGCTTGGATTTGGGGAACTTTCATTGTTTGGATAATAGCTTCTATTATTGTTGCAACGATGCAAGACGACTATTAAGAATGTACTACTTATCAATAATATATTTACTGGGCTACATTGCGTTAGCCCTTTATTATTTAAGAACGGAGGAATAATGACTTTAAAGATATGTGGACTATGTAACGGTACAGGAGTACATAGGGATTATCAAAGTGGTTGGGATTTAACGTGCCCCTCTTGTAAAGGAACTGGAGGAATGTATACAGACCAAAAAAGCGGACATGAGGAAAATATAAAAGATGTGCTTAAGGAGGAGGAATAATGAACTTTGCAGACAAAGCAAAACAGATAACAGATAACATTTACACAATATTAGTAGAGAAAAATAAAGCATATGGCAACAGTGCTTTAGAACCCGTTAGAGTATTTAGTAAAGCAAGCTCAGAAGAGCAAATCCTTGTCAGAATCGACGATAAATTAAGTCGCATAGCAAAAGGTACAGACTATGCAAACGAAGACACAATAGACGATTTAATAGGCTACTTAATCTTACTTAAGATAAATAGGCAAGAAGCAGAGGAAAATAAGGACAAAATAAATGAAGACACTTTGCTAGGTAAGCTAGTTAGTTTAAGAAAAGAAGAAGAAACTAAGCAGTTAAACAAAGAAGCCTTAGCCAAAAATGAGCGACTACTTAAAAACATGGATGAAAAGGGAAACATAGATGAAAAGGGAAACATAGGATATCAAGAAGTAGAGGACAAAGAACCTTTTTACATAGTTAGAAATAGCAGTGGCAAACTTAGAAAGTTTAAAGAAAAACCTCATCAAGGCTTTCATTGGTGGTTTGGTAGCAATGATAAAAATGGCGAAAATATAGAATTTGAGAAGGACCCACAGAATGGCTATGATAGCGAAAGTGAAGCATATGAGGATAAGGAAGGCCTCTTTCACCACATAACATGGGAAGATGGCGATATTTATTGCAGCAAAGAGGAGAAATAATGAAACACAGTATTAAAAAACAAAGAACAAAGAAGCAGAGAGAAAAAGAAGCAATGTCTTTAGACAGAGCATTTATGACCTTAGTTGCTGAGTGTATGATACAAGAAACGAGTGTAATAGAGCTAACAAGACCGATAGGGACAAAAGGCTATAATTATCACTACATTTTCCAACTTTACAAAATAACTGACAAAGATGGCAAGGAAATAGACCCTAGAGGGCTTCTAGCAGAAACTGAGGTAGAAGACGCTAAAATAATAGAGTTAGCTAAGCTTGAAGCAAAGAGCAAAGAGGAGGAGGCAAAGGAAGCACACGAGAAAAGATAAACTGAGCCCTTCGGGGCTTTACTTAGGAGATAATATGGAAGTTAAAAGCTTATGTATAGAAGATAGCAAAGGTAACATTTATAGGCTCCTTTTAACTAAAGAGCAATTAAGAGAAGCTATAAGCACATTAGACAAACAAGAGCATTTATACATAGCTAAAAAGCCCACAGTAGCCCATTTTGAACGAGATTAGGAGGAAAGTTGAGACATAAAAGAAAAAAGCTAATCTTACATGACTGGCAAAGAAAAGCAATGAAAGACTTTTTCGACAAGGGAGGCTTAGCTTTAAATGTAGACACTGGACTTGGAAAGTCTATTTTAGCTGTAGCTTTGTCTATAGAAGCTTTAGAAAAGCAAGACACAGTTATCATAGTTACACCGCCTCACCTAATTAGCGACTTAAAAGCTAAGTTTGAGGAGTTCTTCCCCGCTATATTACCCAGTATAAGCATAGCTAATAAGAGCAACAAGGTAATAAAGCCACATAGCATTAACATACTAAGCTATAATAAGTTTGTCTTATATAGCAAAGAAATAGAGAAAAGCTTAAAAAAGACATTTAGTTACACAGTTATCTATGACGAAAGCCACTTAGCTAAATCTGTAAGCAGTAAAACATATAAGTTCGCAATAAAGATAACAAATAAATATAATACCAAAAACTTATTAACTACTGCAACTATGATGTCTAATAATAACTTAGATCTATTCAGCCCTGCTTACTTAGCTAGTAAAGAGCTAAGAGCAAAGTTTAATAGCTACTACACGTTTAAAGACCTTTATATCGAAACTGAGATAATGTACATAGCTTCTAGGCAAATACACAAGCCACTTAAAATTAGCGATGCAGGAATGAATAACTTTATAAATCCAAACATAACAAAACTACAAAATAAATTACTACTAAGTGCTAGCGAAACAATTATAAGCTGTCCCAGCTCTAAACAAGTAACAGCTAAGCTAAAACAGTTAAAAGACTATGAAATTACACAGATTGATTTTAGCAAGCTTACAGCTATAGAAACAAACCGACTAACTAATATTATAGCAAACCCAGCCGGTAAGTTCTTACAGCTAGCAAATAACTTTATCTATGATGAAATAACGAATGAAGCTAAGTATTTTAAATACAAAGAAAAGCTAGATTTACTTAACAGCATAGTAAACACAGAAAGCACAGCAAACAAAAAAGGAATATTGTTTTACTTCTTCAAAGCAGAGCTAGATAAACTACAAAGCTTTTATGCTAAGAATAAAAGAATATACTGGCATAACAACAAAAAAGACATTGTAGGACAGATAACAGAGTTTGAGCAAGGAAAATATGACTTGTTTGTAATGAACATTGCTGCAGCAAGCACAGGCATTAGATTTAAAGAAACTGACTACATAGTACATTTTAACATTGGCTGGAATACACTTGCAATTAAGCAAGCAGATGGAAGGCTAAATTACAATGGAAGAACAAAGCCTTACAAGATTTTCAGATTTGAAACAGACAACGAAGAGCTAAAATATATTGGTGAACGTGTAAGAGAAAAGCAAAATAAAGCCCAGCAATGGAAGGAGGAGGAATGTCTAGTAAAATAATACACAGAATAGTGGTAGAAACTAAGGAAGTAGTAGTACACTACTATCATTGCACAGATAAGAAAGTTTTTAGTGTTAAGCACGAAGCAGAAATACATCAAGGCAAGCTGGACGGAACAATAAAAGAATGCAGTTTCTGTAATGGACTTGGAGTAGATGCAGAAGGTTGGCAATGTAGAAAGTGCAAAGGGGCCGGTTATTTAAAGCAAATATGGGTAGGAGGGAATGAATAATGCTAGAAACAAAAGTAGTAAAGATAGTTAAAAATACTTGCTTAGAGCTTAATTGCTTACCTTACTTTGTCCAGCCAGTTGCGGGGAGTGGAGGAGTACCAGACAGCATAATTAAGCTTCCTTTAGGGGGAACTATACATTTAGAGCTTAAAGGGGATTCTAAACTAAGAAAAGCACAAAGAATCTTTATAGAAAAGAGCGATAATGCGTGGGAAGCAAGATATAATAAAAAAGCAAAGCGAGTAGAAGTACACGTAGATCAAGATAACTTAGATGAAGTAGTAGAACTAGGCTTATTTCTAGCTATGTGTATACAAGACGAAATAGACCAAAAAGGCTATAGGGATTATTACTTAAAAACTGAGCTAGAAAAGAAGGAAAGACGCATTTATTTAGACAAGCTAGGCATAGAAGAAGAAACCCTAGCAGACTATGAGGAGCTATTATGAAAGAGCAAATAGTATACAAAGTATGGGATAAAAAGGAAAATAAGTTTTGTGGTTCTTTTGAAAATAAAGCCAAGATTTACGCTAACGACCCTACATCAAATTTAATAATAATAGCGGCACCTATACATAAACGTGTACAAGTAGAAGACGGAAGCTATGATTTAATAAAAACAAGCATAGAAGAGCGTAGACAATATGTAAAAGACAATATAGAAGTTATTAAATGCAGAGTAGTTGAAGAAGCTGTACTATTACAAGTTATAGAAAACATAAAGGATATAAAGGAGCTAGCATGTTTACCTTCCTAGTAGCAATGTTACTAAGTGAGTATGGGCCTAATAATTTATTTAACTATGCAAAGGAGCTATTATGCTATCTGAAGCACTTAAACAGCTAAGCTTAGACTTAGAACAAAGTTACTATATAAACTATGAAAATATGCGAATAACAATCACAGAGCTAAAATTAAGCAAAAACAATACCTTATCTATACGTCAATTTCTGGACAAAAATAAATCAAAATAAAACTTGCAAAACAAAAACAAATAAGCTATACTTTATCAAGCTTTAACTTATCCAGAGAGGAGGTAAAATGTTAAGACTGGACAAAAACGAACACTTAATAGTAAGATTAAACAAAAATAACCTAGACGGCTCGCTGAACTATGAAAAGCCCGCTTATATGGTTATTAAAGACTTAGAAAGCTTAAACGATATCAAGCCTTTACCTAATCATTCTTATTATATTGAAAACTATACAACTACAGACAAAGTAACAGAGTATAGATCAAGCTTACCTACTAAGTCAACAAAGCGTTTTATTATGTTTGAGCTAGAACAACATCAAGGAATGAAATTAGCAGGCGAAATTAGCACAGAGCTAGTAAATAAGCTTGTAAAAACACATGACGAATTAATGCCAGAAGGCCTAAAAAGCAAAGATGCTTTACTATCTTATAAAACAGGTGGGGGATATAACTTAATTTACTTTACTAGCATAGAATTTATAAGAAAGATAACTAGAGCAGGACGCAGAGTCAGAAAAGAAATTAACAACATTATTAAAGAAAACGCTTTTCACGAAGAGCATAACAAGGAGGGCGTATATGATGTCAGTTATCACTTATCTGTTAAGGGTCTTAAAAGGCTTAGACTTCCTTTAGCTGGGACAGTAAACCCAAAATATGGTAATAAGTTTAGCGGAGTAGTTATGCAAGAAACAGCAAAGGAAGTGAATCTAAATAAAATGGAGTTACAACAAACGCAGCAAGAAAAAAGCATGGATGATCTAATTATGCAAGCATACGAAGAAACAAGAGACGAAATAAATATTGACAAAGAAGAAAAGATATTAGCTGGAACTTTAGACTATTTAACAAGCTTGGGCTATGATGTTGGCTCTGATAACACTTGTATACACCCTCTACACTTAGATTTAAAGCCTTCCATGTATATTGGTTATGATGGCAAAGCTGTTTGTAAAAGTGGACACTCAGACCATCACCGATTTAGTACTGCTGACTTAGTAGAAGCAAAGGGAGGAGATGTTACTAAGATAGCTCAAACTGATTATGTCAGTAATGATTTACAGCTAAACGGTACTTTCATAGAAAATGATACAATTAGAACAGTGTTAAGACATATAGAGCGCAATAGAGTAATGGTAATTGGTACTAATATATCGGACAAAGCAACTGTGTATAATTATGATAATGGAAGATGGTCAATCTCTGCTATAAGCTCTATTTTATGGAGAGCTGCAAATAATATGGCTGAAATATGTAGAAATACACTAGGCAAAATAACAAATATGGGCTTTGATCCAGTAGAGCTTAAGAAAAGTGAGCTATATAAGCTTATTAGCAAAGCTACTATAGTAAGAGCTGACAATAATCACAAAACTTTAATGCAGACTTTAATTTTAGTAATAGAAACCGAGCGAGAAATAAGAAACAAAGCTCTATTTTCTTCGCTACCTTCCGAAAAGGAACTAAGCATACCTTTTCTAAATGGTGTTTACAATGCTAAAACAGATAAGTTAGAACAAGAAACACCAAAACACCGCATATTAAGCAGAGTAGGAGTAAAATATAAGAAGTTTAGCGACTATTCCGAAATAGAAAATATGCTGAATGACTGGACAGGGGGACAAGGTACAGAGCTAGCAATAGGATTAGCTAGAGCATTGACAAGAGCAGAATCAGGGAAGATGTTATTTCTAATTGGAAAAGGAGCAAATGGTAAAAGTACACTAACTACAGAGATACTAGGAGCAGTTTTAAACAATAATAAAGATTCGGACGACAGGGCATCTAATATTAGCTTAATTAACTTAGCTGATACAAGCGGAAATAATTTTATGTTACAAAGTTTAGCAGGTAAAAGCTGCAATATCTCTTCTGAAATTGAACGTAGTCATGCTTTACTGGACACATTAAAAGAGAAGACTGGCGAAGGTGATGTAATTCAGGTTAATATTAAGCATAAACAGCCTTTCGAGATGAAATTTAATGCTACTCTGCTACTTGCTGGTAATACTATGCCTTATGTGTCTGAAACTAATAGAGCTTTAGTGCGTAGAATACAAATTTTTGAGTTTAACAACGATTATTTAAAGTTAAATACAACACAGCAACTAAGAGAGTTTAGATCTAGGATAAGAAGCAATGACTTTTTAGAGCTTTTCTTTAGCTACTTAGCTAATATACTAAATAAATATAATCAGAACTTAATAGCTGAGCAAGCAGAAAGCAAAGTAGTTGAACTAATAAAGAAATACAATGACACAATAAGAACTTTGATAGAATATGAATACGTAGTTGAAGCAGAAGCAAAGGCAAGCTTAGTTGACTTTCAAGCAAAGCTTGACATTTTGCACGGAGATATAAAGCAGGGTTCACAGTGGAGTAGACGCGTAGTAGTAGAGAAGCTAAAAGAAAAAGGCTTTGTAACAGATATACAAAATAATATTGTGGGACTAAGACCGAAAACAAGTGATGATGATAATACACCACCTAAACCTAAGAAGGAGGAAACTATGCAACGCAAAGAAAAGGGACATAAAAACAAAACTAGCTTATTTGCTAAGAAACAAGCTGAGAAAGCAAAAGAGCAGAACACTACAGACATATTTACACCATCTAATCTTAGACATACTATGCAATTAATAACACCTTCTACAGTAGCTCCTCAGTCTGTTTTTGACAAGGTTAATAGTCTGCTAGGCGATAAACTTAAAGGTAGAATAATAACAGCTCTTGACATTGAAACTACGGGCCTTATCCCTTCTGAGCATAAGGTTGCAACTATACAAATGCTTAACAGTGCAGGCGAAGAATTTATAGAAGTTAAGAAGCATAGCGAAATGGAACTAAGCTTATTACTAGATAAGAGATTAAATAATCAAGCTGTGCTAGGACATAATATAACTTTTGATATGGCTTTCTTAAAAGAGCATTATGATGTAGATGTAGTTAGAGATAATATTTATGTGCTTGATACTATGATAGCTGCAAAGATAGATAGACAAAGTACAAGCGTAGCGGACGAACTAGAGCAAAACTTGCACATGACTATTAAAGATTACAAAACTACAGCAAATGGCATAATTAAAGATTACAGCTTAAAAGGCTTAATGAAGTTTTACTTAAATATAGAGATGGATAAAACAGAACAAAAAAGCGACTGGTCACAAAGTCTTACTGCAGAACAAAAAGAGTATGCAATGGAGGACGTAAGACATTTACATAAGCTATACGAAGTAATTACAAAGAGCATACAAAGTAAAGGCATGGACTTAGTACTAAAGCTAGAAGAGAATACAACAAGAGCTATCATAGATGCTAACAGCCATACACTACACATTAACATGGAAAAGGGTAATAAACTAGCTGATAAGTTCGCTAAGATGTCTAATATTGAAGTAACAAAGTACAATGAAATAATGAAAGATGTAGTAGCTCAGCTTTGGGAAAATAAAGAAGATATGTATAATGCATACTTGGACCACAAACACGCTGAGAAGATGAAGACATTTAAAGCTAAGACAGATAAAGAATTAATGCTAAAAGCGGAGCTTAATTTTAAGAAAATAGAAAGTAAAATAGCAGAAATGCAAGAAAGTACTTTAAACGATAAAGAAGCTAAGAAGCTAGTAAGCTTAGAAAAAAGCATAGCTAATAAAGATATCTTTCTAGCTAAAGAATTAGCTAAGTTACAAAAAGCAGAAGCAAAGAAAACAGAGCGTAAAAAGCTGACAGATGCTAAGCTGGCTAAGGACTTAGCAGCATTGACAGATAAGGACGGCATATTTATTTCTAAGAGTAAAGGAATATTTAAGTATATTATGTCTACACTATTAGATATCGAAATAGATAGCACAGACAAGAAAGCAATAACTAAGCTTTTAGATAAGCATATAATTTTTAAGCAAATTGAAGCTATGACCGCAATGTTAAAAGAAAAGATGGATATAGAAAACGCTCTAAGATACAGAACTGGCGAAGGTAGAGTAATAACTAGATTGAATCAAATTGGAGCTGTTACAGGGCGTATGTCCAGCTCAGCTTTGAAAGATAATTCAGGCAAGAAAGCTGGAATTAATATGCAGCAAATTAACAGAGATGCAGACTTTAGAGACATCTTTGAAGCTACAGAAGGAAAGAAGCTAATTCTAGCCGATTATAGTGGTATGGAATTAAGAATAGTAGCTAAAGTGGCTAAGGAAACTAAAATGATAGAAGCTTTTTCTAAGAATGAAGACTTACATAGTAAAACAGCTGCTTTATTGCATGATATTGACTATACAGAGTTTATGGAAGTACTAAGTAATAGTGAACACAAGCTATACAAAGAATACAAAGCATATAGAAATGCAGCAAAGTCTGTAGGATTCTTGACTGTATATGGTGGTGGAGCTAAGGCATTAAGTGAAAATAGCGGAATAAGTACAGAAGAAGCAAAAGAGCTAATTAATAACTATAAAACGGTCGCTTTTCCTAAGCTAGCTGAGTATATAGAACAACAAAACAACACTAAGACAGTATTTACAGCTTTAGGGCGTAGAATAGACACAGAAGATGTAATAACAAGTGCAAAATACTTTGGTATGGCAAACTCTGAGTTTAGTTGGAAACAACATAATTATGAACAAAGAATAGCAGGGCTTTACAGTGCAGCTGGGTATACAACTCCAGTTAACTTCCCTATCCAGGGAACGGGAGCGGACATAGTAAAGCTTGCAATGTCTTTATTAATAGATCACGAAGATTACATAGCTGACGATGTACACATAGCACACGTTGTACATGATGAAATTATACTAGAAGTTAGCGAAGCAGTAGCTAAGAAATGGACAACTATATTACAAGATGTAATGGAGCTAGCAGGCAACACTATAATGGATAATAAAGTTTATATGGAAGCAGAAGCAGCAATTGGTAACAGCTGGAATGAAGCAAAGTAATTAATTAAACGGGGCTTTTACGCCCCTAGGAGGAGATATGAGTGACTGGGCAGCGTATGTAGACGAATTAAAAGCAATGAGTGATGAAAGGCTACAGACAGAAGCAAAGAGCATGGCTAAAGCAATGCGTGTATTTACTGGCGGCTTATTACAGAGAGCTACATATAAAAACACTTGGGTAAGAATTGAACTAAGCAGGAGGAATAATGGAAAGTCTATTTAAGAAAATTAGAGAAGCTACAGAGCACTTTATAACAGAGAAGGAAATAAGGTTTTTTAATGGGGCTTACTATGTAGCTATTTATAGCTCAGAGAATAGCGGATTTGCTAGAAAGATTAGTTATTCCGACTCTCCTAGAACTAAGCAACTATTTTTTGAAGCAATAAAGGAATATGATAAACTATGTAACAAGGAGGCATAATGGCTAAGCCTTACGGACCAGCTACTTTAAATTATTTATGGCTATTTTGGGAGTATGAACCGCCCATGCACACTAATAGCTCTGGAGCATTAACAAGTAGAAATTATGCTAAGAATAAACAAATATATAAGAAATTTCACAGCAAAGCTAGACGTAGAGATAGCAAAGCAATTTTGCAAGCAGAGTATAGACAAGCTTTACTAGACATAGAAGCAGAAGAATATCTAAATTACTTACACTAAAATAAAAATAATACTTGACAAACAACGAAATATCGTTATACTGTAAATAGGGAGGTCATAAATGCATAGGAGCATAGATGATAACAACACAAGAAGAGTTAGTAACGCTAATTAAGAAAACAGTAAACAAAAGAGCTAAGTTTGCTTTAAATAAGCGTACGCAAAAAGAAGAGTTAGTAAACGAGGCCTATATTTACGTTATGGAAAACAGGCACAGATTAGCAAAGTTTAAACATGACCCAGCTCACGAAAGGGCATACATTGTAAGTATGGTCAGAACAGCTATAACAAAGTTTTACATAGCTTTAGACGTAGTAAAATTGCCCCCTATTAAGCATAGACGAAATAGCTTACATATCATAGACGCAGAGACACCCAAATTTGAAACTACAGCAGACGACAAAGAAATTGAAAGCGAATATAGCAGAGCTGTTAAAAACATAGAAGCAGACTATCAAGGAAAGGAAAAAAGCGAAGAAGTAGAGCTTTGGAAAGACTTTTTTGACGATGCTTTTACAGAGCTTAGCAATGTAGAAACTTATATTATAGAAAATAGATATTACTTAGAGGACGTAGCAAAGCGTAAAACACTAAGAGAGCTAGCAGAAGAGCTACACGTAACAAGAGAAAGAGTATTTCAGCTAGAAGAGTCAGCATTGAATAAGCTACTTAACTACTATGTACAGAATAGCAACCCTAACGAAGCCCAAAGCTTTGAGCCTAAATTAATCTCCTAAAATCAAATGTGTCTTATTTGTGAACTTTGTAAACAGTTTGTAAACAGTTTGTAAACAGAGCTAAATAGCCTTGACTTTGTAAAAAATAAATTATATAGTGTTTATGTGGAGAGGGAATGAGTCCTAAACTACTTAACTTTAACAAGGAGACATCATGACTAAATCGGGAATATTATCACTAACAGCATATAACATGGGTAACAAAGAGTGGAATTTGTCAATTACTTTTAATAATGCTGGAGTAAGTCACTTCTACTCACTAAAAGGAACTAAACTAAATGCTATCAAAGATAGACTAGAAAGTATTGGACACAGTCTCACAAAAAAAGAAATATCAGCATTATTAAATAACTAAACAACCCCGCCCCCTAGGGGGCTTAACTTTAAATAAGGAGACAAGATGAAACTTACAAAGAAAATTACAGAATTACTAGAAAAGTACGACATTGAAGCTAAGTTACTAGGTACAAGGTTTACCTGCTGCTTAACTAGCTATGTAGGAAAGATTAACAACGCTGATGTAACATTCAGCGAAACTGGTGTAGACGGTAGTCCACATATTTTCAAGATATTTTTCATTTACAATGAAAGTGATTTAGCAGAACTAGAAAACTTTTTAAAAGGAGCAGGCCATGACTTTTCTAACTAGGTATTATGATACAACATTTATAAGTTTGTGGGTAGAAGACCCTAAGCATGACATAGAAACTAAATGTAACAAGGCTGTGATTAAACTCGCAGAAGGCGGAGCTAATGAAAAGATACTTAAGATAATCAGCAATGACAAGGTAGCATATCATAGCTATGTAATTCAAGAAGCTTTCGGAATAGATTTATAGGGAGGAAATATGACTAAACTAGACAGACTAAAAGAAGTTAAAGAAGAAGCAAAGAAATTAATTGAAGCTATCGAAGCTGTGGAGGCTAAGCATAAAAAGGACAGCTATGTATTAAAAACTAAAAGTAATGAAAACAGCATAGTAAAAGCTAGACTAACTTTAGTAACACAGAGTATTTATGCTTATAAGAAAACTAATAGCTGGGAGGAGTAATGAATATTTGGGAAGCCCTAGGCACTTTTATTGGTATGTTAGCCTTCTTTTTATTGGTTTTTATGACTTTACTTAGCTTTGATGGCTAAGTGATTGATTTTACTAAGGAATGCACGAAGCTCAAAATCGCTCTGTGCTGCACGTTTTTTAAATTCGTGAACTTTACTACTCGGAAATTAAGCCTTCAAAACAACTTTAACAACTTTATCACAGCTACTGGCATTGTGACTAGTCGCTAAGGTAGAAACATTACTTTCTACTATGCCTATTCTACTTTCATGATTATCTAGCTTGCTATTTATAGTTGTAAGCTCTTTATCTTGTGCTATGTCTTTAAAATACCCAGCCTTAATTTGTTCTCTGTTATCAAACACTAATTTTACTAAGCCCTTAACCGCCCAAACTAAAAAAGCCCCTGCTGTAACTAATATAGCCCAGCTTATCTTTGCTAATATTGCTTCCATACTAATACCTTATTAATCCCATCTTCAAAGCTTCGCTATGTGTATACCATCTTTGAGCTTTACTAATCCATACTATTCTAGTAGCTCCTAACTTTTCTCTGTCATGATCTAGAGGCACAGCTCTAAAACTTGGTAGATCATTGAAGCCTAATTTATAGCTCCAGTTAAAAGCCGAGTCTCCAAAGTAGCTTACAAGTAAAAAATATTGGTGCATTTTATAGTAGTAAAACCATCTAGTCCAGATACTATGCCCTGCTCTTTTAATACTTCGCTTCATAGCTTTTTTGAACTCTTTGTCAGCTATCTTCTTATCTTTCTTAGTTACTCCACGCCAGTATTTTACATCATGCTTATTTGCGTCTTCTTTAAAATCTAAATCAAAATAAGGCTTCATAAAATTATCTATTTTTTCACCTAGAAGGTGGCTTAGCCAGTTAGGTCTAGCTCCATTGCATATAATTAATCTGTCGTATTCATTTAAATAAGTTATATCTTCAATTTTCTTCTTTGCCATATTAGCTCCTCTGTATGCTTAATTTTCGTCTTGTAGTCACTAAGCCAACATGGATAAAAGTTCCATATCTTCTAAATAATACTTGTGCTAGCTCTCCACCCATACACTTTACTATTAAGTTAAATATCTCTAGCAACACATCTTTGTCTAATATTCTATTACCTTGCTTATCATAGAAGGCTAAGTCTAAAGCTTCCCAGAACGGGTGCTGCGATGTCTTAGAGCTTCCAGGAAGTAATTTATTAATCTTAAAAGTTCTATATCCGCTATTTACCCTAGTAATATAGCCAAAAGCATTATAAACTAGTTGTGATACTCTTACAAAAACACTAAGTAATCTATAGCCCTTTGCTACTGCTTTGTCGGATATCCATATATGATCTTGATGTGAACTAACTAAAATAGGGGCAAAGTCGAGCTGTATTTTTAATAAGTCTTTCTTAGCTGTATACACTTTATTAGCTTTTCTAAAACCTTTTATTTCTACGCCCATACTTGCCCCACATTTTCTAGTTTAATCTACTTAGTACAAAGTCTACATTAATTCCAGTTATTGCATTTGCAGCTGTGTCACTAGCTACTGCTATTTCAATTGTATCATCTTCTGTTAGCTCTATTGTAGAAAAGCCTACCAAGTCTTTAGCTACTGTAGTTGCAAAAGTTCCACTAGCGTCTGTTCCAGCTATGATAGTAGCCGCACCATTTAGCATAATAGCGAAGGTTAAAACAGCTCCGTCTTCTGCACTGATTGCTTGTACTTTTAAAGCACTTTTCATTAGTAAAGTTTGCAAAGAAGTCATTGTGTATACATTGCTAGCAGAAGTAAAACCTTCTAATACTTTCTCTGTAAATGTTCCAGTTAGTGTATAATAAGTATCTGCATCTGTGCAAGTAATACTATCATCTCTGATAAAAGCTGAAATAGCTACTTCTTCAAAATTCTTGTTTAATGTCTTTCTTGTCTCTAGCTTATTAGCTGTGTTTCCTATTGTTAATGTTTCCATTTTAACTCCTTCGTTAAATAAATAATCTCTTGTTAATTAGTAGCTTTATAACTTCATTCTGTAAAGTTTAATCTTGCTCTATATAGCACTTATCTATAATATGCCCTTCTTCAAAACTCGCTAGCTCTGTACAAGGGGGCACTATTTCGCATTGCTTTGGCTCTGTCTCTTCTCTAAATAAGCTAAGAATAAGCAAAGTAAATAGAACACCGCAAAGTATTTTCATATTAAGTCCTTAAAAGGCAAAGTTTCCACAGTTTCAAATCCCATCTTGCCTCTTAGAAAAATCTTTTAATAGTTGTATTTACATTAAGCACACTAACCACATTTGCAGCTATGCTACTTTTTACAACTAATTGTACTTTGTCCCCAGCTGTTAATTCTACAGTAGTAATATTGCCCATAGCTCCGCTTGTTCCTGTTGCAAATTCTCTACTTACATCAGAGCCGTCTATAATCTCAGCAGGCAAAACTGGGTCTGAAGGATTTAGAGCTACTGCAAAAGTAAGAACAGCTCCATTTTTAGAGCATTGTGTACTAATTTGCTCGTTTAACTCCATCACTAAATCTTGTAAACTATCATACTGAATAGCATTTTCGAGGGGCAAAGCGGTAAAGCCTTCTATGTGCTTGTTAACTAAAGCCCCCACAATTGGGTAATAAGCATCTGCATCTGTGCAAGTAACACTAGCTCCCCTGATATACCCACTCACTCCGACTTCCTCTTCTCTTAAAGCTAGTCTAGTGTCTAATTCTGCAAAATTTGCATTAATTTTAGTTCTCTGTGCTAAATAAGAAACTAAATTTTCTAAAACTTGTATAGCCATTATATCTCCTTAATCTGTCCATAAATTATCATCATTCCAAATCTGTAAGTCATTCCAAATATTCATCTTAATACATTTTAAAGCTTTTGCGGTTTCCTCTGCTGTTAAATCTCTATCCCAGAAACAGAGCTGTCTTTTCTTATTAACTTCTGTATTAGATATAGCAGAAAGACCGTACTGAGCTAAAAAATCAGCATAGCCTAGAGGGTCTGTAATATCTCCATCTACAACCGCTTTTAAAGTATCAGGTAGATTAATTTTTGTTTCTGCTCCATTATGCCCTACTACAGCGATGTTGGTTATCTCATTATCTAGTGCATCAATCGTTGCTGTTTTTGCAGGCGTAAATTGAGGCTGATAAGTAACTGTATCTATATTTAAAGTAGATAATCTAATGTTTTCTAGTGTTCCAAAATCTTCACTTGTAAGAGTGTCTACCCAACTTTGAGCAATTAGCAATCGGCCATCTCCGTTAGGGTGTACTCCATCACCAACATCATACTCGGCTTTTAGGCTTCCTTCTGATGTGCTAAGCTCATATAAATGCTTATTGTTTCTATAATCTAAATCTGTAATTGTATTACTTATGCCCATAATTGCATTATTTAAAGCTAGCATTTTATTATAGTATTCTAAGCCTAAAGTTTCACCAAAAAGACTAATCCATGCATCTTTTATTAGTAAAACACAAGAACCCACAATTTTAGCCCCTGTTTTAATATCTGCTCTAATTGTATCTATCAAAATTTGATAATTAGCAAGTGTTACACTTATATCTGCAAGATTATCGTTCAACCCAATTTCAACAACTACATAATCCAAATTACTTTTTATAGTAGAGCTAAGAGCATTCCATTTACTTGTTTGACCCAGAATAGTATCTGAACTTGTAGCAATAGAATCACAAGAAAAATCAAAACTTTGATTAAGATAATCAGCTATGCTGTTAAAACCATTTCTAGCTGCAATTGTGGAATCCCCTAATGCCATACCTTGATAAATATTCCTTTTCATTCTTAGTAAAGACTGACCTGCATCTAAGTCCTGAACAGAGTAAACACTTGTTGTGTAAGTGTTGTCAGGAGCAGATGGATTAGTCCCAAAATCAGCCTCTATCATTACATATTCAGAGCCAAAAGCACCTCCTTTAATTAAAAATTGAAATTCACCGTCTAACAGTCTGATTATTTTAACAGAATAAGGAACATTATTTTCTATGTAATTATTAACTGTATACATCATAATTGATTTATTAGCCCCTCTGTTAAAAGTTAAAGAATTTGTAGCTAAACTGATAAAATTATATCTATCTGAGTCAAGAGGCCATGATTCTGTGTCTTCAGAGATAAATGAAGTACTCCAAACCGTACCAGGTTGTTTAATAAAATCGAATACCCAAACGCCATACGCATTATTACTTTCTATATTAGATTTTCCACTTGTTTGACAAAATAAAGCTTCACTGAATCCGTTGTTAAAATTAGCGTGATATCCATCTGTTGTACCTCTTACGGTTGCTGTAGATAGTGTCCCGTGTTCTCCAGTTCCTTTATTATAGCAATGTAGATTTTCACCTTCTGCTAGCGGAAATATATGGCCAGAACTTAGAACTAAATCCCAGCAAGTGCCAATTGTGAAACTTATAAATCCCGCTGAAATTGTAGGCGTAGAAGTTCCCCCACTTGATACTACTGTTTCTGTTCCAACTAAATCAGTAACATATAATAATTCAGTTCCAGCAAGAATATCTAAGCAATTAGAATTTACTAGCTGTGCATCATTTCCATTTCCACTTTCATCATAGACCACCCCCGCCGAGCTAGGTAATATGTTACCAAGTAACACGCACTCTAAGTCCGTTTGAGCAGGGAGGCAAGCTGGGAACTTTACACCGTAATACATTTCTCTTCGCCTTCTTGGCCATGTTATTTTAAATCTTTCGCACGCCATGTTAGCCCCTTATATGCTATTACCAACTTGTAAAATTTCGATGCTAAGCTCTACTGTTGCGTCTGCTTGTACAACCATAAAGTTAAACTCTTTGCTACAAATAGGCTTAGTTCTACCTTCTAGTAAAATCGGGTCACCGTCTAGGATGATTTGTGTTATATTTGCTTCTGTTAAACTAGTATTTTTAGTTAGCTTATAAGTTACAGTTGTTCCAGAAATACTTGTAATAATTCCACCACCTAGAAAATCGTCATCTGCATCATAAAAGCCAACATATTCACCTTGTCTAAGCTTTGCAGCGTCTACAGCTTCGAATGTTCCCTCTACAGAATCTGTTATTGCTACTACTATTTCTGCTGTTCTAATTTCCCACGTTGACATTTCGCTAAGTACTTCTCTAGTTAAGTCTATAAAGCGAATATTTCCACCAACTGGCGTAATTGCTATGTCTGTTCCGTTATATCTTTGCTCTAAGCTTATTGTTTTATCTACACCGCTTGCTAAGTTCATTTCTACTCCTTTAATTTAGTTTCGTCTATTGTTTATTAAGTCTTTAAAAGTGCTTTGTTAAGTTTACTTTAGTCTGTAAAAGAGATACTCCAAGTAACACCGTCCGCTATATAGTCTAATTCTCCGTTATATTCTGCTTGTGCTTGTGTAAGATGATTATTAAGTGCTATGTATTCTTTGCTAATAAGCAATAAATCAGCATTATTAGGGTTTGTAGGGTCGTCACTAATTGGTATTAAATCAAAGTTTTCATGCTCTTCATACTTAAATAAGCCCACATCGCTAGTTATATAATCTTGTGTTGTGCTGTCAAAAATAGCTTGCTTTCTACTGGAAAATGTCCAGTTCTTATATTCTAAGTTACTTAAATAAGTAGCTGCACTTTTCAGCACAGCATTGATATATATTTGTGTTAAAGGTTGGCTATCATTCATAGCTGGCAAAGTAAGCAAAGCAGATAAGCCATTATTTTCGTTATACATATGATCAAGCTCTATATACATACCTATTAACGTAGAAGGAGTATTAAACTTTATTCTATCGTCCGCAGCTCCCGCTACATCTCTAGTATTAAAAATATAAGTATGTCTGTAATAGCCCGTTTTATACAAAGCTATATTACTGCTAATTAAGCTCATAGAACCTTGAGGAGCTAAAGCTGTGCTGCTACTTGTACTTATTAACTCTACTTTAAAATAGTCTCCTCGCTTAAAAGGACCTTTACTTATATCTAAAAAATCTATTGTTGTTGTGCTTTTATCTTCTAAGCTAAATAAAGGGATTTGCATAATAGTTCGTTCTAAAAAGCTGTCTGCTATTAGCTGGGTTGGGTTTATACTTATTTCGCTACCTACATCTAAAATAGGGTCTATTCTAACATCGCTTGTATGGTCATATCCTGTTCTAAAAGTAGTTAAATTATCTAAGTTTACATCCCCACTAGCATCTTGAAAATGACTAATTAAAGCTAGCCCATCTGTCGGAATTGTACTTGTTACACCTAGATTAATTAAGCAATAAGTATAATAATATCTAGCTACCATTTCTTCTTCTTGAAAAACTTTACTGTGTATCTGTACTGGACTACTTAAGTTATCTTCTCTATTTATTAGCACTGTTGTTAAAGCTGTTCCGTCCACTTCTGTCAACTTAACACCAACAAGCCCAGCTGGTATAGTATTCTGTGTGTTAATATTAGCTAAGCCCTTAGCATTGTAGGCTATAACATTGCCGTTAAAGTCTTCTAAAATACATTGTATATTTTCTACTAATACACTAAAACTGCCATCTGAGGGTAGCTTAACCATTATGCCCATGTCTGGAATCTCTATATCTCTAATTATAGTAGCCTTACTGCTCCAATTTATGCTGTGTCTATTATGTAAAGCATAACAAGCATTTCTAAAGTTTGTAGGCTCTAGTAATTTACCGCCTTGAATTCTACTCATTATATAATCCCTCCCTTCATTCTTAAATGCTCTAATCTTAAATTATCTGTACTATTTTTGCTATATTCTAAGATGTAATAATCACCTATTACTAAAATATCATTATTTAGCTCTACTGTATTGTCAGTAATATCTGTAATGCTTGTTTCACCTTTTAGGCTATAATCGGCTAAGTTCATTAGCTGCACATCCATAGCATTTTCAAAGAAAGTATAAGCATAATC